ACTGATCCACCCATCCGCTGAATGCGGGCGAATTCCGCTTGCGTCAGTCTAATCTGTAGGACACGGGTACGGGCTTTCTCCCCTTTACTTGGGGCGCCTCGTTTCGGTTTGCTTGCTGCGGCCATAATTATTCTCGGAATTATTGCAATACGGGTTTGACGATGTCGATATATTGTAGTACAACCAGGTAATCAAAGCAACCGACACCACAACGCAAGCAGGAACGAAACAATGACAACGACGAAGATCAAAGTTGACTACACAACGTTTAGCGATGGCCGCGAGTATCGAGAATTTGAGACTATTGGGATTGACTGTGTGTCGATGGCGAGTGTGCCTGGGTTACTCATACACTCTGGATGGGTATTCCCCGATGTGGGCACTGCCAGAATCGTCGAGATCCAGAACGGTGGCAAGCCACGAATCCTCTCCGCCGCGGAGACTAGTTCAGTCATCCGGGAAGCTACGCGACGCGAACAATCTCAAGAGGGCGCATCGCGTCATTACTCTCAAATCCTGCTTGAACGTGCGGAATGAGTGACGGCTGGCCGTCTCCGCAGAATGGCATCGCCAAGCACAGACTATTTGATTACCGCATGACAACGCAAAACAAACCAGCCGACCGCACATGTCTGAGTTGCCGCAAGGTCTTCCGGTCGCTAAGTGCCGCTAATCGAATTTGTAAGCGTTGCACAAGCAAGAGACCAGAAGCTTCAGGCGTCGAGCAGAAGGTGGTAAGCACCGTCCCGAATCGAACAATCAAGGATGTGGGTGACATATGAGCGAATCAAGATATCAGTGGATTTTGGACATCGATTGCGAGGCATACATCACCGAGCGACTGGATCAACTGGGTCCGCTGGCTGGACACGATACGCCTTACGCATACGCATTCGGTCGGCTGAGCATCAATTTCACACAGGCCCAGGAAGCGATTCGTCAGCTTCAGGCCGAATTAGAGCGATGCCAAGCAGAGATTGCAAATACCAACATGAAAGCCGCGCATGGCTGTTACGACTTTTTCTGTCCTGAGTGCGATGCAAGGAATGAATCGAAATGATTATGGACAACCGATTAGAGGTGAGTAAAACGGACGAGGATATTATCCGATGGTGTGAACAGGAAGGAATCAAGGTGTGCGTCATGACGACAAAAAACGAGGCCGATTGGCACAACGACGAAACACCGATTGAGCGATACGAGCCGATTCGGTGGAATTCGCTCGCGGTGTGGATGGGAGTCGTTGTCTTCTGCGGTGGCGGCTGGCTTGGTTTTCTATTTGCTATGTGGTTGGAATCATAATGCACGAATTTATTCAGCGGGCTATCGCGTTGCTCGAATCGGAGCAGTACCCACGATCATCGAAGGCGATTGCGAATACAGTAGCGGCACTGAGCGGCAACCGGTTTGATTCGTTTGAAATTCGGCGAGCGTTGCGGTTGCCAGCGTACGAATTGAACGACGGTGGATGGAGGGTTAAGCAATGAACAACGAGTACTTAGACTTCATCGCCAAAAAAACGCAGTATCGCGATGCGGTGGGCGATACGGTTGAGGCTGAGAGCCTGCCTGACTTTTTGTTTCCGTTTCAGCGGAATCTAGTTGAGTGGTCGATCAATATGGGGCGGTCGGCAATATTCGCGGATTGCGGACTAGGCAAGACCGCAATGCAGCTAGCATGGGCGAATCATTTTGTCCGATCGACAAATAAGCCCGCTCTAATACTGACTCCGCTTTCCGTTGGGGCTCAGACAGTCAGAGAGGCGGATAAGTTTGGGATCGATGCCGTTCGTTCGCGAAGTGGCGAGATGCCGTCGGGGGCGACTGTTGTCGTTGCCAATTACGAGCAACTGCATAGGTTCAGTCATCTCGACTTCTGCTGTGTCGTCTGCGACGAATCCAGCTGTATCAAGGATTTCAGGAGCAAGCGGAAGGACTCCGTAGTCGAGTTCCTGCGTATGATTCCATACCGATTACTTTGCACGGCGACCGCAGCCCCTAATGATTACTGGGAGCTAGGCACATCGTCCGAGGCACTGGGGCTACTTGGATTCCGTGACATGATCACTACGTTTTTCAAACAGGAAACGTCTAAGGACCATTTGGGATGGGGGAGAACTAAGTACCGATTCAGGGGGCATGCGGAAGAGCCGTTCTGGAATTGGGTTTGTTCATGGGCTCGATCAATGAGACGACCAAGCGACTTAGGGTTTCCTGACGATGGGTACATTCTGCCAAAGTTGATTGAGAGAGAATTAGTGGTCGACTGCGAAAAGACTAGGCCGGGGATGCTCTTTTCGATGCCCGGAAAGACGCTCAACGAACAGCGGGCAGAGAGGCGGAATAGCATTCCTGAACGCTGCGATAAAGCGGCGGAGATTGCAAACGGCGTTGAGGGGCCAGTAGTGTGCTGGTGTGAACTCAACGATGAGAGTAAGCGACTGACAGAAGTTGTCGACGGAGCGAAGCAAGTCACGGGATCGATGAGGGATGAAGAGAAAGAGGAAATCCTCACAGCGTTCTCGACAGGCCAGATAGATCGATTAGTCACTAAGCCAAAGATCGGAGCTTGGGGGCTGAACTGGCAGCATTGTAGCGACATCGTTTCATTTCCTAGCCATTCCTACGAGCAGTACTACCAATCAATTCGGCGGTGTTATCGATTCGGACAAGAGAGCGAAGTGAACGTTACTACGATAGTCAACGAGGGCGAGTGTGGAATATTGGGTTCGCTGAAACGTAAGTCGAGCCAGGCCGAAACGATGTTTTCATCGATCGTCAATCACATGCACAATGCACTACATTTAATGTCGATGGATACCTTTGACCAAAAAGAGGAGCTACCCGAATGGCTGTGACCCGACAAGTTAAGACGGATCGGTACGCGATCTATAACGGCGATTCTGCGGAGGTACTCCAGTCACTGCCCGATAGTAGCGTTCACCTGTCAGTGTACTCACCTCCATTTGCCACCGAGAACGGAGGTGCTCTATACAACTATTCCTCCAGTCTCCGCGACTTATCGAATGCCAGAACGTACAAGGAATTCTTCGAGCATTATCAGTTCATCGTTGAGCAGATAGCTAGGGTTACCTTGCCAGGTCGAATAACGGCGGTCCATTGCATGGATGTACCGAAGCAGGGAGCGAACATCTGCGGGTACTCGGACTTCCCCGGCGACATCATTCGGATGCACGAGAAGCTTGGATTTGAATACCTGCCTAGGATTTGCATCTGGAAAGAACCACTAGCGGTACGTAATCGCACTATGAGTAAGGCATTGGCACACCGTCAAATAGTCGAAGACTCGACAAAGACCAATATCGCTGCCGGGGATTATCTGATTCCGTTCCGCAAAAAGGGCGAGAATAAAATACCTGTCACGCATCCGTCAGGTCTCTTGGAATATGCTGGCTCAAGAGAGATGCCAGCGGACCTAAAGTCACTACGCGGATTCGATGGAAACCAGATCAAAAATCGATACTCACATTGGATATGGCGGAATTACGCGAGCTGTTTTTGGGATGACATCCGGCTAGATCGCGTCCTACCGTACGACGAATCCCGTGGCGAAAAGGATGAGCGGCACCAGCATCCTCTACAACTTGATGTAGTCGACAGGGCTGTAACTCTATGGAGTAACTTAGACGAGGTAGTGTTGTCTCCATTTATGGGCGTCGGATCAGAAATATACGGGGCGGTGAGTCTTGGCCGGCGTGGCATTGGATGCGAACTGAAGCCGGAGTATTTTTCGCAAGCCGAAAAAAACTTGGCGGAATACTCGCCTGAGATGGAAAACGAAAACATGTTGTTTGACGAGCCAGAATCAGACGAGGAATTCGACATACGCAAGCACGCGGAATTCGGCGGGCATTGCGGACCTGTAGCAAAGATCGAATAAACAATAACCCGGTGACCTTGCGGTTCTGTAGATGTTCACAGGGCAGCGTGTAGCTGAGGCGTTAACAGTCGCCTGATCCGGGATCTTACATGAGGCAGAATTGATGAGTGATCCGCAAACTTGCCATGCGTGCGGCAGATACTATTGCTCGTGTGTTGTCATCGAGGACATGTACGACGACGCACGACGAATACCTACACGCAACATAGAGGAGCAAACCGAAGATGAATGATTCCCGAATAGCGGAAACGATCAAGATTGGTGGCGGCGTGGAATACGCAAAAGTATCTACGCGGCTAGCCGAATTCCATCGGGACAACACCGAGTGCAGCATCGAAACGGAGTGCGAATTCAAGGACGGCTGGGTGCTGTTCTCGGCTCGTATTACAACGTCCCGAGGGATATTCACCGGTCACAGCATGGACAAAGCTAGCGTACGACCCAAGCAATTCGAGCGACAGGAAACGATTGCGGTTGGACGTGCTCTGGCGTTTGCTGGCTATTTGTCATCCGGGGAAATCGCCAGTTTCGACGAGATGTCTGATGTCAGTCAGTTGGCACCGTCTTCAGACGTGCCTTTCGAGGAGTGAGACTTTGAGGCGTTACCATCGAATCGATCCTGATGACATGAACGAATCACCCGAAAGAGGAAATGAAATGGCGAATAAAACAAATCCACGGAATATCAAATTAGACGGCACTGATTATCACATCGGTTTCGGGACGGGGGATGATGGCGACGAAATAGAATATCTAATGGATGCACTGCGGCGATTACGGGACGAGCCGACGACTCGACAGTTTGAGACTGTATGTTTCCGGTGCATAGCGGTGGCTAATTCTACCTCATCGATTGCTCGGGCATCCGTGAAACATTTCGTCGAACACGAGAAGAAGGCGAAGGAGGATGTCGTCAATGGTTCAGCGAATGAATAAGCGATTCCTCGACTGCTCAAAGATGACGATCGAAGAGGCAGAATCGTACGGTACAGGATTGGCCGAGCAACAACGCGATGTAATGTTTCAGCTTGGCGACCTCGCTCGATATGCGGAGGCACGGTGGCCGGATAATCATTATCAGGTCTGGCCCGAATGGGTTTCACACGGCCTGATTGCTCGAGCTGCCGGCGTGGCGAGAGCATACCCGAATCAGGCGGATCGATTGCACGACGTTACTTTCACGCAGTACATGCAAAATGCAGGACGCGAGAATCGTCACGAGCGACTCGCGGCTATCGTCGAAAAGGGTTTGACATCGGACGAATCACGCAAGGCCGATTGGGACGAGCAACAGCGTTGGCTTTTAGCAATTGACGTGCATTTTTACTTGCATCGGTTTTGGTATTCGGGTGCGGAATTGGAATCAGCTATGTCGGTGGCGTCATGGGTTGGACGACTCGTTGAAAGGCTGAAAGAGAAACAACTCACTGACGTTGTCTGTTGCTTCGACAGCAAGCGAAACCATCGGAAGGAATTAGTGGCAAATGCAGGGTGGGAAGATCAGTACAAAGACAGGCCGCCAAAGCCAGAGGGACTGGGCCACCAATTGACGCTGGTGCGTGAACTGTTGGAAAAGGCTGGTTACTGTTGCGTTTCGCAAGACGGTTTTGAGGCCGATGATTTACTCGCCAGCTACGGGAAGCAATTCGACGGGAGAGTATCGATTAGTTCTGCCGATAAGGACTTGCGTCAATGCCTTAGCGACGAGTGCAACATGCTACTCGATGTCACTTGGTCCGAGGACGAAACGAGCGGCGACATGATTCCAGACTACAAGTGGCTCAGCGCTAGGTCTCATACGGAGGCAACCGGAATTAGGCCGGATCAGTGGGCAGAATACCAGGCGATCATGGGAGATCCAGTGGACGGAATCAAAGGCGCCGTTGGCATCGGTGAAAAGGGTGCGGCGGATCTGATCAAGGAATTCGGCACAGTCGAGGGTGCGATTCAGGCAGCGAAGGATGATCACGAATCGATTCGTCCAAAGAAGCGTGAGGCACTGATTGAATTTGAGCCGAAGGCGGACATCACGCGGCAACTCGTCGAGCTAAAAACGGATCTGGAAATACCAACGACAACGAGAATCTAAATGCCGAAACGCAGGAAGCGAACCAACAAAAACGTTCCAGCCAAAGGACGCCTGAAGGATATGGCCGATCGCCTTTGGTCCCGTGCGGTTCGAGATGACTGGGACAACCGTTGTGCGGTATGCCGAAAAGGCAAAGTGGAAGCACATCACTTGGTGCCCAGGCAATTCGAGGCAACACGCTACAACCTCCTAAATGGAGTGGCATTATGTGCGAGTTGTCACAAATTCAACCCAGATATCTCGCCACACCTAAACGCATCGGGATGGATGGATTGGTTGCGATCTGAGCATCCAATTTTGGCGAAGTGGTATGAAAACAACCCTCGGCCAGAATTCCATGGGACGAAGAATTCGGCGTACTACGTGGCACAGATTCAGCGGCTGCGGCAATACGTCGATGAGGATGACGCGGAAGAGATCATTGGAATCAGATTCATTACATTTTTAAGGGAAACGCAATAATGCTCGTTGTATCAAGGAAGAAGAACGAATCCATCATGCTGGGCAATAATATTCGGCTGGTAGTGGTGCAAATTAAAGGTGAGAAAGTGCGATTAGGAATTGAGGCGCCGCTTGAGATGCCTGTACATCGGCAAGAGGTTTACGACGATATTCAGCGCGACAACGACGACCGGAATACAGATTCCGCTTGACTCGATTCCAGGCATTCGGCATGATGTGGGCTCACCACCTTACACGTTAGCAATTCAAGCCCCCCCTGTTTCTATGCCCCGTGTTCGTTGTGGTGACTAAATTCTGGGCGACACAGGGGGGCACTTATGGAGATACCGAATCGATGTCTAAGGAATTAATCCACCAGGTATTCGACTACTCGGAAGTCGATCTGGATGACAAAGGGAAGCTGATCAATCTCGAAGGGCAAATTGCCAAGAGTAAACGCCGAGCCGTGGAAGAGGTTTTGAAATTCGGCAGGATTTGCCTGGAGGCTCAAGCGATTCTGGCGAAGTACGGTACTGGGTCATTCGGGAAGTGGATCGAGGCTCAAGGCGTGAGCCGAAAGACTGGGTACAGATCCATCGACTCGCTGGATGCATTCGGGGTTTGTGACAATTTGTCACAAATGGAAGTGTCGGCTATGTATGCACTTGCGAAAAATGAGGCGGCAAAAAAGAAGGCTTTGAAGCTGGCCGCGAAGGGAATAAAAATCAGTCATTCGGTCGCACAGCAGTTGATCGAGGACTGCCAACCGAAGCTGGAAACGATTGAGCACGACGATTCAGGAGAGGATGGCCGAACGGATTCGGACGGCACG